TGAACGGCACGAGGTGGCTGACGAGCACTTTGATCGGCGACGGCAGGTAGCTGGGCGGCACGTTCCAGGACGCCTGGACTGGGGTCAGGTTCTGGGTCCATGCGGACGAACCCGCCGTGTCGCCGGTCGCGGTCATCTTCAGGCCGAGGCCGCTGAAGGGATCGTTGAATCCGGTTGCACCGGCACCGAGCGGCATGCGCCGGGTTGCGAGCACCGCGCCTTTCAGCACGATCTCACGGAGCTGCGGGTCGATCGCGAAGACCTTCCATGCCAGCGGCGACATGATGATGGTGTCCGGGGTGAACCCGCGGAGCGCCAGGTAGGCCCACATGTCGAACGTGTCGTTGAGGGTCATGGTGCCGTTCATGGCACCGGCGATGTCGCGGCCCGTGGTGTAGCCGAGTTCGGCCGTCGTCGGCGATGAGTTGTCGTACACGGTGATGCCCATCTCATTGATGAGGCGGATGGCCAGGGCTTCTTTGAGGCGGGCGAGCGCTGCGCCGGCGGCGCGCAGCCACAGGCGGATGACGTCGAACTGGTTGTCGTTGATGACTTCGCGGGCGATGTTGATGCCGCAGCCGTACTTCGATACGATGATCTGCGTGGTCGCACCGACGTTGTCCATGGCAAGGACGGCGACCGGGTAATCGGTGCCCTGCAGGATCTTGCCAGCCGTGATGGCACTGATGGCGCCGATTTCGATCATCTGGCCGTCAGGGATGTTGACTTCCGCGAACAGGTTGCGGACGATCAAGAGCTGCGGCTCGATGGCCTCGACGATGATCTTCTTGATGACTTTCGGAACGAACGGCGCGATATCTTCGGACGTTATCAAGTCCTTGATTTTCGCGCGATCTTCCGATTCGTCAATATAGCCGTTATTGGTGAAGCAGTTGTACACGCGTTGAAATTTCTGTTTGTCTGTGAAGTCCATGGTTTTCCTCCGTAAGAGAGTGGTTAGGTGCTGTTTGGTATATCAGTACAGCTCTGAAGGGGCCCCGGAGGGCCCCTCGAGAACCGTCAGAAGGGGATTATCCCTTCAGGATTTGAATCTTTGCGTAGCCGAACGCGCCGTCCTGGATGCGGTGCAGGATTGCGGCCGGGGTCGCTTCCGCGCCGAGCTTCAGGAGCGTGGTCTTGGCGAACACGTACAGGTCGGCCGGAACGCCGGCGGTTGCCGTGCCGAGCAGGGTTTCGCCCGGGTAGTTCTGGATCGTGCCGGAGAGTTCTTTCGGGAACCGGCAGTCGTAGGAGATGACCTTGCCGACCGTCTGGATCGATTTCGTGGCGTTGGTCGCGCCGGATTCCAGGGCGAACTTGCCGTAGAGGTCCGACTTCACGAACGCGCCGGAACGGGCCGCGCCGGCGGTGCCGTTAAACGCGAAGAACTGCCATTTGCGCCACAGTGCCGCGTAGGCGGAATCCGTCACAGCCGCGATGTCAGCGTCGGTGCCGAACTCGGTGATTTTCGAGGTGTCGACGAACGGGACGTCGAGCCGGCCTTCGATGCAGGTCGTGTAGGCGTCGTGCGTCTGCAGGTTGAGGTAGGCGCCGCGGATGTCCTGGTAGATGTTCTCCATGACGATGCCCATCGGGATGTTCGCCGCGATGGTGAACGCCGAGTCCGTCGATTTCGTCCACAGGCCGAGGTCAGTTTCGAGCGAGGAGTACGGGATCGCGCTCTGGGCGCCGCCGTTGGCGGGAACCATGAGGGCGGTCACGCCTTCCTGGTAGCCGTAGTACGTGTCGTCGACCGGGGTCACGACGGTGTCGCCGGTGAGGGCGTCGATGTACCAGGGAATGGTGCCCGAGCTGGTCGGGTTCGGCACGCCGTGCGTGATCGTGGTCTGGTTCGTCAGGAGGGAAACGATCGTGCCTTTCGGCATGACGATGCCTTCCTGTGCGCCATGGACGGGTTCGTCCTGGATCCACATGACGGGCAGGTCCTTGTGCGGATAGGCCAGGATGCCCGAATATTCGGGATTGATGACCTGCAGCTTGATCATCATTACTTCTTTGAATGTCAGGTTGTCGCGCAGGAGCGCTTTCTGCGGGATTTTGCGGAATTTATCGTTGAAATTAAGTTGGGTCGTACTCATTGCGGTGTTCCTCCTTTAGTGGATCGTTAATTAAGTTTGGCTTCGTCTATGCCGTGAAAGAGACGATCGGACACGGACAGTTTGCCGGTCTTTTTTTCCGTCTTCGACGGTGCGGTCGGTTGTGTCATCGTGGGATCGGCGACGCGTTCGAAATCCGTTATGGCGAAGCAAACGTCCCGGTTGAGGTCTTTAATCGTGTCGGTCAGCGACTCGATGTTGCGGCCGAGCAGGTCATCGGCCATGGCGGTATACTTCTTCGTGCGCTCGTCGGCGTTCTTTTCGGCGACGAGGTCCTTGATCGAGGCGCGGTGCGAGATGACCGAGAGGTCGATGATCTTTTCGGCCAGCAGGCGTTTGGTCTGCTTGTGCAGGTCGGTGATCTTCGTATTTGCTTCCGTGATCTGGGCATCCTTGCCCTGAAGGTCGGTTTTGAGTTTGGTGGTTTCGTCGGTGAGGGCCGTCACCTGTTTGGCGGCGTCCGCGAGCTGTGCCGCGAGATCCGCACTGTCTTTCTTCGTTGACGAGCAACCCAGCGATTTCGCCTTGCCGCGGACACAAGAGGCGATCCGGGCGCGGACGGCAGCGGAATACTTCGTTTTGGTGGCGGGAAAATTGAGGTAGGCCATTGCAGTCGAGACATGCTTGCAGTCGGGCACCGGGAAGGTTTTGTTCGGGCCGCAGAAGGTGCCTTCCTTCATGGTCTTGCGGGCATCCGGGGAGATCGCCTTGTCGGCGAACAGCCGTTCGGATATCTCGGTATATTCCGCGTCCATTGTGGTGGCGACAGCGATCTCCGCTGCGTCCGTCCATTCGGCTCTGATCGTTGCTTCGTCGCCGCAGTCCTGGCACTCGTCAATGTAGAGGAATGTCGCTGCGACGAGCGCGTCAAAATCTTTCTGGTCCATAGGGGATCCTCCTGTATATGAATCCGTTGAGTGAGGGGCGCCTTTCTGATCGATAACAGTCTTGCAGTGCGGGCATTTGATTGCTCCCATGCAGACTTCCGGCTGTTTTCCGTAATCGACTTGTTTCTTGCATGCCCCGCACATCACTAATGTTTTTGTGATGCCATCTTTAATAAGGGATGTTTCGGCCTTGGTCTTCTCGCCGGGCAGTTCGAAATCGTGGATGTCGGTGTCCGGCGGCACGTCGTACTCGACGAGTCGCATGGTAGTGACCTTGGCGACATGTTCGTCGGTTGCGTCCGCCGGCATGTTTTCAAATGACCATTCCTTGTAGTCGACTTCGTCGATGAGCCAGTAGCATTTTTGGTTGTCCTCATAGACTTCGCCGCGGCTGTGCGTACAATCGTCGGAATTGACCGGGTTGTGGCAGATGCTGCACTGGGGCGGCGTCTTGGCACTGGAGCCGGTGGAAATGGTCAGGTACCGTTTATCGAGGATCTTCTCAATGGCTTTCTGGTCAGTGATGATCGCTTTGATGCGGACCTTGCTTTTGGGGGTCGTAGTATCGTTTTTTGTTTCCTTGTCGATCATCGCCGGCAGCGGGATGAAGGCAGCGGCAAAGTTGCGGCCGACCGGGTCATTGCCGTCCTCGTGGTGCACGAGGACCGGTTTGGGAAACGGACGGAAAAAGCTGACGACGGACTTCGCCTGACCGGTCGGCTTGTAGAAGTACCCGTTTTTGTTGACGTAACCGCCGTGCGTGACGTCGGCTTCGATCTCCAGGTTCTTCTTGCCGCTGGAATCGTGCAGGGTTTTGAGTTCCGCTTTGATGCCCGCGGTGTCCGGGAGGCGGAAACTGACAGTGTCGACAAGTGGTTTGTTCGGATCGTATTTTGTCATAGGATTCTCAGGGTAGAGACAGACTTCCCCTTTCACCCATGTAGTAGCGGCGAAAGCGGAAAAATGGTGTTTTCAAGGCATTTCTAAATTTTGATGCCGCAGTCGCAGTGGGCGTGGAAAGGGGGAATGGCACCGACATGCAGGTGTTGCGCGTCGAGAATACCTTTAAACTCTTTGCATTTTTCGCAGCCGGTCGTTTTCACGTTGACCTCTTTGTCCTGCGCCGTCAGAGACGAGGCGACCGCCAGCCAGTAGGCTTTCTTCATGTGCCAGTCCGCGATGAACCCGATGCGGTAGAGTTGGCTTTCGAAGAGGTTGACGACGTCCAGTTCCGCCATGTCGCTAGCGAGGAGCCGGGCCTCGAGGTCGGCGAAGAAGCCTTTCACGTTTTTCGAGTGGATCGCGTGGAGCTCCCGCAGGTCGGCGTCGGCCGGCACGTTGTCGGCGGTGCCCGCCGCGGCCAGCCCCTGCTGGTAGGCGGCGATGAGGTATTTGCCGCCCTGCTCGAGAACGAGCGATTCCGACACGTTGATCGCCAGCTTCATCGCGGTCGTCGCTTTGGTCCGCAGTGCTTCGGTGACGTCTTCGAACGCGTAAAGGTAGTGCGCCTTGAACTGCTGGGAGTACGCGTCAATCATCGTCGCTACATCGGAGGCAACGACGTCTTTCGGTTCGATCATGTCTTTTGTCCTTTGTGAACGGCCCACCTTCTTGGTGCCGTGCTGGTTTGAGGGGACGCTGCGCTGTGCCCCTTCTTTTGCCGCCGCAGATCCCGGCCCGCCGGCTGCGTCCGCTTCGATGGCGTTCTTGAACTCGAGGGTGGGTTTGGTGACCACTTCGAGGTACATGAACGGCCGTTGTGCGTCGGTTACCGGCTTTCGTCCAATATCGATTCGAGCTTCGTTTTCGTCCAGGAGACCGCCCTGATACAACTGCATAGTATGGTATTCCTTCCGCAGTTTAGCGTCGATGTCAATCTCAGGAAGAAATATCTCAACTTTATTTTCGTCCGCAAAGATATCATAGCCGCCCTCCATGAGGAGTTCGTTGATGATGAACTCGTCAATGTACATCTTGATGTTCTTCTGGAACTTGATGGCGGCGTCGATGACGGACTGTTCGAGCACGGACGCGGTAGCGCGACTGGCGCCGCCGCCCTCGCCGATGCTGACGCTGGAATGGCCCATCCCGGTGAGGATGCGGGTCTTGAAGTACTGCAGATAGTCTTTGACGTCGAGCGCGGTCCGTTCGGCACCGACAGCCTGGATCTTGTGGCGGTGTGGGGTCACGAGCATCCCCTGGGCCACCATGTTCTCGATCTCTGCTTTGACGATGTCGACCTCGCCTTCGTGGCAGGGGTCGTCTTTGTCGCCCACTGCGTACTGGAACAGGGGGATCGTGTACTGGAACACCAGGATCTCGACGTTCTCTTCCATGCGCCGCAGTGCGCGGATGTCGTCCAGGACGGGGTAGGCGGCGGGTTCGCCGAAATAGTTGCCCGGCATACGGTCTAAGACCATGTGGATCATGTCGGTGTAGGAGACCTTGACGGTGGCGTAACTGTTTTTGACCAGCGACTCGAACTCGTAATCGATGACGAGTCCAGTGTCGATGTCGGTGCACAGGCGCACTTTCGTGCAGTCGACGATGAAGTAGCCGGCGACCGGCTGGACCGTCTTGCTGAAGTAACGGTAGGGGTTGCCGCTCGACGACGGTTTGCTGCGGCGTTTGTAGATGAAACAGTTGAAATAGAGGACGAGCTGGTTGGTCATCTCCTCGAAGAACTGGATCGTCGGTTTCTGCGTGACGTAGGCAATCTCTTTGAGGCGCTGTTTGACGTAACTGACCGCGTCCGGGTTCATACCGACGATGTCGAAGCCATTCTTCCAGATGAGTTCGGTGTAGCGGTCCCGGGCGCGCCTGAGGAGCGATTCGGTTTTGATCGCGTTGGTCAACGTCTTGAGTTTCTCGTCGGGCAGGTGGAGGTGGTAGTTGCGGCCCATCACGGAGAGCTTGAAGTTCTCGTAGAGGCGGACCGCCAGGACCTTCATGTTGGTTTTCTCCCGCGAGCTGGGCGTGGAGTCAGTAGCTATGATATCGACCGCGTTGACAGGATACCGCGCGTCGTTTGAACGTTTAAATGGGTTGAATCGTCCCCAGAAATTAACCATTGGCGCTCCTCTTTAGTAGTGCTTCTCGGATAATGAGCAGTTCTTCGTCGGTCAACGTCTTATCGCAGGCGCAGTCGCCGGTATCGGAGAGCACGGTTTCTGCCGCGCTCTCGGAGAGGCCGAGATAGTTGGTGAGAAGAATCCGCATCCCGGGCTCGTCGATCTTCCAGGTGATGTCCGCGCCGCTATCTGCCGCGGTGCCGCCCGAGGCGGCATCGAAGTTTGTCACGACCCGCGCGACCGGTTGCCCCGGCCGCTGCAGGGTGGGCGACGAAGAACTGGAGTTCCCTATATTACTAGTAGTAGTCCCTTGGGCGAGGTTTTGTAATGTGGCGCGGATCGCCTGCTCGTTGGTGGGGGTGAGGCCGGTCGGCGCGATAGCGGAGAAATAGTCCTGGGCGTCCTGCGTACGCAGGTAGTTCCTAGGGTCGGACCCGTTCTGGACGCAGAAATCCCAGACCCTTAGGAAGCGAATGACGTTGTCGATGAGACTGATCCAGTTGTCGATCTTGCAGGTCTCTTCCGCCTTCTTGGCGACGACGCCCGCCTTGACGTTGACGAGCTGCGCCTGGGAGATGAAGTCCATCAGCATCGAGAAGAATTCTTCAGTGAAGAACTTCACGTAGCGTCCGAAGGAGAGCACCATGTCGTTCCAGGGCAGGCAGGGCGTGTCGAACCTCAGGATGCTGGTGAGATCGTTGTTGGTGAGGAACCGGTTGACTTCCGACTGCAGCAGGTTGGCAAGGCCCCCGATGAGCGCCGTGAAGACGGTGTTGATGAGGCTCATGATCAGGTTGAAGAGGTCGCTGACGGCCTGTTTCATGTCGAAGGAGAGGTAGTTGCGGTAGAGTGCCAGCAGGCTGCGGATGGTCAGCAGGAGCGCCCGGCCGGCAGAGGCGTCGATGCGCAGACCCCCGATCCGCAGGATGTTGTTGATGATACAACAGAGCGTGTCGGTCGATTCCCACCAGCCAGTGAGGATGGTTTTGACCGTGCTGATCCATTCTCGGTTGGCGTTGTCGAAGACGGACTGCGTGCCCGCCTTGGCGGCGATGATGAGGGAGGGCTGGACCCCTTTGCCGTCCTGCCGCGCCCGGAGGTACTCCTCGGACGACGGGTTCACGTACTTGAGGCCGGTCGTCTTGTAGTTGTCGTACTCGTAGAGCGGCGGGATGACGGCGCCGGTCACCGTGTCGACGTTCCTGAGGCTGGCGCGGACCTGGTCGTTGGCATCGCGCAGGCGCAGAAAGGGCTCGTGCGCGTCGCCCAGGATGAGGTTGTCGACCCCGTTGTTGAAATCGTGCTGGTGCATGACGCAGGCGCGGTAGATGCCGCCGAGCGAGGCCATCTTGCTCGTGTTGTCGATCGTGGCGTAGTAGTCGTCGACCGAGGCGGCGTTGACGTAGTAGTCGTCCGCGGTCGCGGTATCTTTGGGATCGGTTTTCTTGCCCTTGAGCGCGTTGATGAGGGACTTGATTGCCGCCGGAATCGCGCCGGCGAACGGGACGTTTTCGAGCGGCCGCAACAGCTTGTAGATGACCTCGAGGATCCAGATGAGGACCTGTTTCCATACCTGGGTCAGCATCTCGGCGAGCAGCTTGGCGAACATCTTCTCCTGGGAAGCCGCCACCTGCTGCGGGTTCATGCCGGCGAAGTTGTTCGGCAGGACCTGGCTGCCGACGGCCTGGTTGATCGCGTTGCCGACGGCGCGTTTCTGCTTGATGTCGTCGTACGTGATGACGTTGGCGGCACTGGGGTTGCCGCAGTAGGGACACTTGTGCGCGGCGGACAGAAGGGGAAAATCTTTCGCGTCGTAGGGGATCGCGATGCTTTTGAGCCGGTCGTCGAGCCCGCGGTCGATCAGGGCGAGGTCGTCGAACACCTGATCGCGGACCGTGAGGTAGTGGTCGATGACGTCCTGTTCCGCCTTGGGGAAGTTGTCACGCACGCGAACGGTGCTGGCCTGGTCGGCGGGGGGCGCCGGGTTGGCGTACTCGAAGGAATCTTTCGG